TATATCTTTGTTTTGGAAATGTTGGTACTTGTACAGCAATCTGTACCTTATTTGCACTAGACTTAATAACTGTAGAATATGTTGTTGTAAAAACAGTAGAAACAAACTGCCATGGTTCATTATCCCATTTTATATAAACATCAAATTCAGACTTTGTCCCAGCCTCTGGAACCCACACTGCGGTAACTACCTCGTTTGTCGAATCTATCGCAATTCTATAATCTATAACAGTTACATCTGGAAGAGCAACGTTATACTTAATTGACCAGTGAGAACTTCTATTTTTATCTTCTGATACAACTCTAAATCTGAAGGCATAGTCTTTATTTTCTCCAGATCTTTGTGGCAAAGAAGATTTTGGGATTATTACTTTTTTAATACCGTTATCTGGCAATGCCATTATTGAACATCCAAAGCAAACCTAAACTCAATATAGTTTGTTGTGTTTGCTAATTTAATTATAGGCTGTGCTCCTATATTTTTAATAATAGAATAACCACTCATTCCATACAATGGATTTGCAGTGCTATTGTTTTCCAATCTAATTGCATCAAGGCATATATAAAAATTATCTGTTACCGACCCACCATCTGTTACAGAAGCAAGAATTTTAACTACGTCAACTTGACTCCATGTAAAACCAGAACTTTTGTACAATTCTTGTAATTGTTTTGTTGCAACTACATATCTATTTGTACTAAAGTCATGCTGACCTACTCCCGTTCCATTATTTAAGTTTATTTCAAACCTTGCCCATTCTCCAGAATTATGAATGTCTGATGACGCAAACTCAACAATAATTTTTACATTGTCTGGAACGGCGGTAGATTCTCCATTTTTATTGATTACAGTAAATGCCAATTTAATTTCATCAGTTGGAGCATTTCTATTAAAGTCTAATTCTGCTCCAGTTAAATGAAGGTGTTCAGATCCAGCATTAATAACAAGGCGATTATTAATATCAGTTGATATGCTTGACAGATCTCCTCTAAGAACAACAATGTTATTAAAGAACCTGCACCTTTCATATCTTAAATATCTATTTTGATTTGTAAAAATACGATTATCGGCATTTGTTTGAAACACACGATTTGATACATTTATAACGTTGTTTTGTAAATCTCCATCTAGTGGTTCGTATATAATTGGAATAGATGTTGCTGTAGTTGTAGTATGATATTCCCAGTTCTCATCTTGAGTAAATGCATAAATTGACTTACTGTCATATGCTCCTGTAGAAGTATTTGATCCCGCAGAAAATATACCAACCTCTGTTATTTCATATCTTTCTTCTGATGGAAGTTCTGCCGTAAAAACAAGTTTTGTTATATTATCTTCAGAGACATAACCACGAGAAATAATTGGAACACGAAACATTTCAAAATTAAGTCTTTCCTTGTTAGAATAGTCACCAAGAACGCCATCTGATGCTAATGGCTTTGCTCCACAGCCAAGGGCAATATATGAGGCATAGGCTGGAGCCTGTCCTAGTAGGTATTTTGCTAAAATATTTTTTCCAGTATTAGTAATCATTTAATTCACCTCATATATTGTATCATTAAATATATCCCCACCATTAAGGATTTGTACCTCTACTTGCTCATCTTTTTCTAAGTTAACTACATTTATTATTAAATTTCCCGTATCGGAGTCAATATATGCTGTTTCATTGTTTCCACCAGTTCCGACTGTAGGTATTTTTTTTTCTAGTTGTATTGGAAATTTTTTAAAATAACTCTCTAAAGTATCTTGTAATGAAATAATATTTTGCGGATTGTATTGATAGTTTAATAATGTCAGGTTTTTGATTGGTTGATAAATAACATTTTGACCACTGACAATATCTGATCTTGATATATTAATAATTTCTTGCCCACCTATGTCTTCAAAAACAAGATCAGTCATTATTTCTATTGGAAGTGACTCATCTGTTATAACAAAAATATCTTTAGATGCTGCAAGAACACCTTCTGATGCAGTAGATGCATTAGGTATTGGCAGATTTGGTGTTGCTTCAACCATCTTATACCTCACTCAGATATATATTCATATCTGGACCTTCTGAGTTTTTTGCATACTCTATATTATATACTACAAACCTACTTGAAACACCAGAAACTTGATCAACTAGGTCATTATCTTTATAGTCAATAGTAACAATATCTCCTAGTTGTAAGGTTGGAGTTGCAAAAATTTTTAAGCCTACAGACCTTCTAGGCTTAATCACTTTATTAACAATCCATTCCATTAAACTATTAGCGTCATCCTGTGTCTGAATATAAGGGGTTTCTAATGAAAAATCTTTTTTGCCGTATGTCATTCTACTAACTTTTATATCTTTAAAGTCATTGTCGTACTTAATTGGAGATTTAATTAAATTTGAACCTGAAATATCTGGATTTGAAAAATCACTATTTTTACTAAAATATTCATCCATAGTTAACTCGTGCTGGGATTCTTGTGTAAATGTTACGCCCTGAATTCTTAAATAATTTCCAGTTGTTTCGTCAAGGCTAATGGCAGTATCTGTTGAATTAAAAATTAAAAACTCTGCTCCATATGAACCTGCTTTAAATCCAGAAACAACATATCCTTTTATTTTATTAAATGTTGGTGAAAGTTTTGCATAAAGAGCGGGATATGCTTTATCATATCTGATATTAAAGTATGCTGCCTCTCTCATAATACAACCAAACTCTTCAAAGTACATATTATACTCTGGTGGTTGTGATGCGCTTATTCCTGACAAATATGTTGACTGAACTATTCCACTCATAGCGTACTTTCTAAATGATTCATTTACATCAATTTCTTGGTCGCTAACTGCTGACATCACTGTGGTATCTAGTGCAAAAGTTGTGTTTTGACTATAGTTATTAGTTAGTGCATAAAGGTTTTCAAACATACATCTTGCAGATCCACGAACAAACATAGCCATATTATTATAGACTGGAAGTGGAGATGTATCATCTACTGTAGATACTAACCTGTTGTTTATGTATAGATAAAATCGTCTTATGTTTCCAAGGTCTTGATATTCTACTGCTAGATCATATACTGTTGGATTTTCTTCTCCAACCATCCTTGACTGCCCCGTAAATTTTCCGTCATCAACAATAATATTTGTTAGTCCGCCCCACAATTTTACTGGAATAGCGTTTGATGTAACCGAATCTCTCATCACTTTGTAAAAAATTACATTGTCTAGATTTTCTGCAGAATTACTATAACTATTAACATTGTTTTCAGTTAGTGCTAATATTTCAAAATAGTAACCAACGTTAGTTGATGGGTTTAACATTACTGCTAGACCGCCAGAACCTGCGCTAATATTAATATTTTGTTCTGGTGAATTACCAGTTACAACAAAGTATGTATCGCTGCCAATTGGAGTTTGGCCACGATTTTCATTATTTTCAATTTTACCAATAATTCTCATTCGTGTTCCAAAATGTTTAAACTTATTTGTTAGTGGCTTGTGCACATAAGAAACAAAGTCAATACCACTCTGTGTTGTTGTAAAAGATGGACCATTTAATATAAAAGCAGAAGACTGAATAGTTCCACTCTGTGTTGTTTTTAATTTATTAAGATCTGTTTCTGTTCCATAATATTGTGAAAGAAAGTTTTTAATAATTCCAGTTCTAACAGATTGTTGTGCTAATGAGTTTGAAACGCCTGCTGCCTGTGTGTCTAAGGTAAATTCTTTTATTTTAGCATCAACAGATGACTGATCTGCAAGACTAAACAATAGTTCTGATTTCATAGTGCAACCACGAACAGAATCGTTTGATGTCCAATAAGGGTCTAACCCAGCATTGTGCGATACAACTTGTGTTCCAAACTGACCCCTACCATGTTTTGCAACTGGGCCATTTTTAAGTTTTGTAATACCATTAATATTTTGATAATTTGGAACAGAATAAATTCTTACTAGGCCAGTTGGATATATTTTACCATTATGAGTTAATTTAGAAAAATAATTTTGATATTCAAGTACGTTGTTAATCCAAACATTGCCATATCCAGTTATGCTATATTCTACTGCATCAAACTTAATAACTTCTCCATTTGAATAAAAGTATCCATTATATCTAGATAGCCAGTAAATTCCTTCTCCAAGATCCATCACGTTATTAAGCAAAGTATTGTTTGCAACATATGGGACAGTGGTAGACAAATTTGAATTAAGGGGAATTGCTGCAAGAGTATAACTGGACTGATTGTTTGATTGATTGTTAACCGATTTTGCATTTTGATCACCAGTTACCTCCCATAAAAGTACTGGCTTATAAATCCATGTTTTTTCTTGGTCTATAAGGCTTGCCTGTTTAAGCGATCCGTATGTTTTTTGTATGTACCTAGTCTTATAATTAATGCTACCGTCATTAAAAATATCATTATTTTTAGAAGAAACAGATATTATGTTTGCCAGTTTATTTTTACTTGCCTTGTTTTGTAACACTCCATCTTTGATAAAATCTTTAGATCCGTATAACTCAAAATCTGTAAGTCTTTCGTCTACAGTTGGAAGAATATAGTTTTTGCTCATCATAACAAAATTATTGTATTCATCAAAAAACATTGCTGTTTGAGTTGATACAGCAAGTTCATTTAAAACTTCTGC